GTGTCTTGTCCGTTTCAAAAAAACGACCACCTTTGACCAAATTGCACTTTTGACATAATTGCCTCAAATTCCACAATTCATCGCTCCCGTTCAATCGCTTTGGAATTACATGATCGATGTGCATCTGGCCTTCGGTTTGGCCGCATATCTGGCAACAACCATCACGCTTGAGCACCATCTCTCTGATTTTACGCCAGCGCGCTGTGCTACCACCTTTCCAGTTGCGTGACATCAATGCCACCCACGCTTCTGCCAATGTGCATAGGCTTTGCAGCTTGAGCCTTGATACCTATGGTCAATGTATCTGAGAGTCCAGTCAATCATGCGAAAGCCATCAAGGTTTCTGTACTTAGAATTGCGCATCTGACCTAAACCAAAGTGTGATCCATTGATTGCATTAACACGCCAATTGCTTTCCTTTGTAATTAGCTTGTCAAAGCATTTGAACTCTTGCCAATTAACAATCCTTGAATGTGCATAGAGTTTAAGATAATCAATCGATGGTTTAACTTCTTTTGTTGCGTTAGCCGGTGTTGTGCCAACAAGACATAGCACGGCCAAAACCATCAAACATCGGCTGCGAGCTATCCGGCTCACCGGCTCGCTACCTCGTGTAGATGGTAGCCACCTTGTCAAATACCGAGCGTAATCTTGGGCGATTCCAACAGGTTTCGCACACCTGTGGACAAAGCCTGTGGATAACTTAATCACAATGACATCTCCTCAATCCGAGCATCATCAACGATCTTGATGCCAAATGTGCCACAACTCATGCATTGTGCAAACCACTCATGCTCTGTTAATTCAGCACCTTTCTTGAGTCCATGGCGTTGCTTTGGCTTTCCATAAAGCTTTGAACAGATCGAACAATCAAATTGAAGGATGTGCATAATTGCTCCTTTGTAAAGTCTCAATTGGTTGTAGGTTGATTTGTGGCACCGACCAATTGTTTTGTGATGCATTTCGATAGCGTGGTTTCTTTGCCACAACGATTGGAATCCAGCCAACAATGTGCATCTTTGGTGAGCTGCCTGTAACCAGTACGGCAATGTCACGATCATGTCGATCTGATTCCTGAATCCACAAATTGGATGCTGGGTTGGCTGACCATTTGACCTCGATGTGATCGCCCACATCAGCCTTTTCCTTATCCCATGTGATGCCCGGTGTGTAGTCATAACCCAATCGCTTGGCTACAAGATATTCAGCGGCCATTGATTCGCCCATTTGTGCAACATAGGCAAACCATGAAATATCTTTGACAATGCGTGAGCTGTGATCAGCTGATCGATCATGACAATGTTGAATAGCTGCAATCATGCATTGCACTTCCTCAATGCGATCTATCATCGGCAATCACCACAAAACCAAATGATGTTGTCTTGTTTGTCATAGCCTTTTTGGTAGCCAAAGTGATCCAATCGCCTCAGTTGTGAGCATTTGTCGCATTGCTCGATTTTGTATTCCTCAACGATTTCGCCATTGCACATCAATCGTGCTTTCATCTCTTGAGGATAGATGATTTCAACAAAGTCGCTCATACTTGTGGCTCCCATTTTCCTGTTGATCGCAAGACATACCAACGCGGCGTGCATTGATTTTCTTTGACCTTTTCGGTGCAAAAGTAGCCGCCCCATGATTTGGGTGCATCTGGCTTGCTTTGATTCCAGCGCATCTCACCATGACGGCATGATGGGATTGCATCGACTGTCCATGCAGAATCGGCCGATGATCCAAATGATGGTGTCCCGGCTTGCTCAGCTTCGGCCGCTGTTTGATAACTCGGCACATCGCCATGCTTAGTTGTCCAATAATCATAATCGGCTGCCGGTGTTTCATTCTTGACCAAGGCCATGACCTCTTTGGTTGCCTTTTCGGTGTTGCCCATAACCAAGGCCATCACGCGCATCAAAGCTGATGTGCAAGAATCCTCAACCATCCACCGCTTCATTTTGTCCGGATAAGCTGCAAGATAGCCATATGCATAATCAATGCCGGCTGGATCAATCTCGGTTTGATTGCGCCATGCTTTGGCTTGCACAAGCACATAGCCTTTTTCGGCATTGAATTCAATTATGTGCGCTTCGAGCCGACCTTGCGGAAATGTGGCAATCCAGCGGTCTGTGCGCTCTTTGTTGCCTTCGTATCCATCCATGAAAGAGGCCATCATTTGACCTTTCGATCAGCTGATACGGCATGGCGTGCAACGGCTCGGCCTCTTGTATAGCCTTGTCGCTCGCCTTCCTTAAAACCTACCGAATAGGCCATAACAGCCCAAAAGGCTCCAGCGATCAAACACATGATCACAATTGATGCTTCGTTCATTGTATTGCTCCCGATTCTGGGAGCCGCGAACCAGCTCCCGAAATAGAGAGTGACAGGCAAATCCGACAAATTCAAGAATCACGCTCAAATCATGGCGTGTCGCTACCGCCTAAACGCCTTTCAATGCTTTTTTCATATTCTGATTTTGTGGTTTTATCTTTAAGGCCATTAGATGCCAAAACTCCACCTAATGACCCGGTAAGAAAGATTGCCAAGGTTTTGAGTAGATCGATAAAAGCTGCATCATTGGGAGCTTGTGCTCCAATTGGCTGTGTGACAAAGATCAATGCGTAAGTGATGCCCAAAGTGACAATCAGAAACACAATGGCCAGCACCGAGCCAATGAGAAACATCAACCGAGCTTTGATGTCCTCTTGACTTAATCGCTCTTTATTCTTGGAAGGCATCGCCTATCAAATCCTCTGTACAGGTGCCAGTTACCTTGCATTGAGGTTTCTGGCAATCTTTGTTTTCCCAATTTTCATGCTCTTGGCATGGGTACCTGACCCAACCATCATAACCACACCCGGCAAGGCTTAGCGAAAGGATCAAAGCTAAACCTGCCGCGCGTAGTTTCGGGATCATTTCCCCGTTGATCCGAAAGCTTTGTCAGCTGGATTCAACCAGCGCAAAATCACCGGGACAACAGCTGCCACGCCACCCATTGCCATTGCCTTGATGTCTCCACCGGCCATGTACACGGCCAAAGCTGCTGCTATGTATGAGCGCCCCCATGATGCTGCAATTGCTTTTGCTTGCTCCATTATTTTTCTCCTTTTGGTCGATCCGGTAAATCACCGGCAAACGGCTCATAAGCTGGTCGGCCGTAACCGATAACAAATGAGCGTGCTCCCAAAGCTCTTGATTTGACCATGACTTCGCCACCATTTCGCTGGCTTCCTGATCCGCCTGATGTGTTGCCTTCAATGGTCACGATTTGTTTTTCCGATGCCCGGATCACCAAGCCAATGTGATTAATTGTCTCTTTGTCATCGATAATAAAATCAAAGAAAACAAAGTCACCAATTTTTGGTGTGGTATGCCATTGCTTGTTTTTCTTAAATGCCTCGGCACCAGCTCTAGTGCTAACAACATTTGGCACCTTGACCCCGGCTTGATGAGCACACCAATTGAGAAACGAGCCACACCATGGCAGCTTGTCGGCTTTCATAAATTTGCCGTACTTGGTCTCGTTGTTGCCTGTTTCAATTGTGCCAACCTCAGCGAGCGCAATCTGAATCAAACGCGGCAATGTGCCTTGTGGAAAGTTAGTCATCACCGGCCACAATTGGTGTGGATTGTTCCGCTTGTTGGCGGTCGTATTCTGCCTTTGACATAGAGGTAAATTCGCCGTTGCCTCTGTCAATGATTGCGTGTTCTGTGACCTCATTGGTTAATGGGTCTGTTACTTCAATAAAGGTTACATTATCCATTTTTATAACTCCGAACTAAATGCTAGATAGCCTGATGTTGAATTATTTGCTAACAAAAGATTTGCATATCCTGCCACTAATCCACTTGCGCCAGTAACTCCCAACATTGATGTTAATGGACCAGTAAAGGATAATGTTAATGTTGTAAAGGTAACGATGCCACCGATTGAATTAACTAAACCTAATGTTGAGTAATCAACCGATGCAGGACCAATTCTCATTTGAACTGGATGATTAACGTGGATTTGTGTTGCGGTAGTTGAATAATTAGCACCTACGCCAAAAGTTGTATAAGCGCTGCTTGCCGTTGCTTTAAAATAGTAACGCTGACAAGCGGCTAATTCTCCTTGGATTGTTCCCGCGTAAGTCTTAAATGGTGTGGCTACTGAACCCACTTCTAACTGAACACCTGTCACTTCGAAGTAATCGTCAGCCCCAGCCGTACCTGTTGGCGTAAAACTAAATCCTAATGCTAGTTCAGTTGCAGATGTAGCGACTGTGCCAGTGACAGAAAAACGCTGCCAAGTTGCCGTTAGCGTTGCAGTCGTTGTTGCTACTGTTGCAAAGCCTGTGTAGGAAGAAAGCACATTTTGGTCTGTTCCTGTGCCTGAATAAAGATTAGCAACCAAAGCGTTAGATGTAGCAGAATAGTTTGTGCCTTTTCTTGCATAAAAAGAATAAGTGACTGTTTTGCCAGTAAAAGGAATTGAATTGACAGACTCAAAGTTTTGGTAAAGAAAATGTCCGGTAGTGGTTGTTTGTCCAGATGTCCTTTGAACTCTTGCGCAGTATTGGATGTTAGGCAAATTGGTGGTATCACCTGTTACTTGACGAGATACTGTTCCTGTTCCTGGTAATTGCGCTAACCATCTATCAGCACTGTAGGCTTGATTGTTGCTATAACTGATTGAAGTGCCACGCTGCCAAATCTGAAATGCTGAGTTGATTATTGGGTTTTGTTGCACAGGTGCTTGATAGCGCAAGCCTGTTGAAGTGGAACTATCTGCTACAAGCGTTTCGCCGTTGTTGCCCACGGCTATGCGTGCAGGTGTGTCGTTTGCACTAGCTGCGATTAAATCGCCTTTAGCATCCACAATGCTGTTTTGGATTGCGTTGGCATCATCTGATGTCACCCATGCAAAATCCATATCCGCATTTGTTGCCTTTGCCAAAACCTGTCCTGTTAAACCGCCTTTGAGATCAACCATCGATGTATCGATGCCATCGCCCAAAGCCTCAATTGCCGTTGCGCCATCCTTGACCAAATCGGTGCTCGTTGGCACCGGCCAGCCAAAATTGGGAGTTGTAGTTGCCATTTATGCCACCGATCCGATCGCGTTTTCCCATGTAAGTGTTGGGTTGATTGTATTCCAAGACTCCAAAGCAGACACCTGATTCCATCGGAGTGTCACTTGGGAGAATTCAATTGGTGATGCGTTGATGCTGATTGACAAAGCATTGTATGTCGAGCGAAATGTCCAGCCTTCGACATAGCCTTGAAAAACTGTGTTCACAATATTGCTAGGCAAATCCGTGATTTCCAGCGGTAAGCCCATGAATATGTTGAGCAGATCATCGCGGTCTGCATCATCGATCTCGGGTGATCCCAATGGGAATTCGATTGAGTCAAAAAAAGCGCGTGGATAGGCTTTGAGCTGCAAACGCCTTTCGGCAACGGCCAAAGCCTCAGCTGCATTTTCTAAATTGGTGTCAAAGATTTCTGCAAACTTGCCGTATTGCGAAATAGATGCCAAATCGCTCACATCGATCTTTGAGTTTTTGTAGTTCAAAGTAATAAAATTTCGGACATCGCCGGAGCGCGTGATCGACTTCAATCCAACCCCGATTGATGTATTTGCTGAAATTGTCGTGTATCCATTGGCCGCCAAATAGTTTTGTCTGTGTAATGCATCGGCATACCCGATCCGGCCTGATGAATCCTCGTACATATAACCGAGTCCAGATTCGGCAATTTGTGAGGCTATTGTGTAGCTTGAAACCGGATCCGCAGCGCGTGCGACCATTTCATATTGTCCGGGTTGATCAATATCGCCAAGGCCTACATTTTCAGCATTTGCCCATGTAGTCGTTGGATCGTAATCTTGCCATTGTAAAGCTGGTGCAACTTCGTTCCAATTGTTGAGCAGCAAATCTGACAAAATGGCATATATCTGATCGCCATCAAAATCTTTTGCCAAAGCCAATTCCCAGTTTGCTCGGGCCAATCGTGCCAAAGCTCCTAAAGCTGTAATTCTTGCAGCTGTGACATATCCGCGTGATCCAGCTGATTGCACAGAAATCTCAAGGTCTGAAATAAATCCGCCAAACAAATCAACAAATGTGCCGGTCGAATCCTTGATCGAAATCAAAATGTCTGTGCCAACTGTAAATGAATAATCCGTGTTGTCGAAATTGATTAGCTCGACCGAGCAATATCCGGCCACAGGTTGTTCATAAATCGATGTGCGCCCGGATGTAATCCCCAGATTTGCAATGGTGGATGAGCTGTAATCAACGCCATTGATCAAAATCTGATATTCGGGATTCCAAAGGCTCATGCAAAGGCTCCAGAACCTAGCGTGCCACGATAAGTCGAATTGTTAAGGATTGTAACAATTTGGCGTGCTACACCTTCCGGATCAAGCGCGCCATTGACTGTGATGCTGATGCCACCGCCACCACCGCCCATTTTATGATTTGGGATAATGTTGCCGCTGCCCGATGGCGTGAACAATTCTGGGCCGCGCTCGCCAACAAGGTATGTGGTGCCAGCCGATACCGGGCCACCGGCAGCTTTACCGCCACCGAAAACCTTGCCGATAATGTCTCCAAGGCCTTGAACCAAAGGATTGTTTTTGACCAAATTGATGAACTCTTTAATTTTGTCAATCACATTGTCAAAGAAATTGATTAATCGTAAAACGCCCGTAATAACTCCGGCAATTGCATCACCGACAACATTGAAAGCCACGCGCAAAACTGTGCCAATTGCTGGCCCCAAATTATCGCGAACAAAGCTTGCTACCGATTTAAACAAGCTAAACAATGGCTGCAAATCTGCTTCGTTATCTGAAATGGCTTTGCTAATGGTGTTGAAAGCATTGCGTAGGCCTGTCAATGCTGGGCCAAAAACATTGGCAAAAAATGGGATTACAAAGTCAAACAAATAACTATACAAAGCTTTAAATGCTGGAATTACAAAATCAGTCAAAATTGATTTGACATTGTTTAATGGAGCCGCCAAATCCTTGCCAATTGAATCGGCCATTTTTGCAAGCTGTGGGATTACCTTATCCACAAAGATTGTGACCATCGGTGTAATCGCATCAAGGATGAATGAGCCGACTGTCTCTTTGCCTTCATCAAATGCAATCTTGAGTCGATCCATTTTGCCTTGAAATGTCTCAGCTTTGACCGATGCTTGGTTTTCAAATGTATCTGCCAGCTTCTTTGTGATCTCATCCATCGAAAGTGTTTTAAGCGTTGCAGCACTTAGGCCAACACCCAATTTGCCCAAAGCAGCTGTGTTGCCTTCTTGAGCCTTTGCCAAGGCATTTGAGACGGCCTCAAGCGATTTACCGCTACCGGCAGCAATGTCAATGGCCAAGCCTTGCAATCTTTGTGCCTTTTCGACATCGCCTGTGGCACGCGCCAAACGCTCAAGCGATGGCCTCAAATCGTCATCGGTTACGCCAAAAGCCAATGATGTTTTGGTGATGTAATCCTCTGTGCTCTTAATTTGGGCATTGGTGGCACCTGTGACATTGCGTAAGGTCAATGCCAATCTTTCCTGTGCGGCTGCATCTGCAATGGCGGCTTTGACCCCATCAACGGCCAATTTGCCGGCATAAACAGCGGCAGCGGCTCCAGCTGCGGCAAATGCTAATCCGGCTTTTTTGCCGAAATCACCGAGCTTTGACCCAAAAGATTGGACTTCTTTGCTGCCGGTGTCTAGGCTTTTTTTCAGCTGATCAATATCGCCAAGGATTGAAAGTTTGAGTGTTCTTGATTGACCGGCCATCACCACTCCTTCAAAATCTTAGAAAACGCTGATTCCCATTGAGCAATGATGTGAGGCTGTTCTTCTCTCAATGTTGGGTAAATGAAATAGCCGCGTGAGCCTCGGCCTTGCTTTCCTGACCACACCGGGAATTGTTTGTATTTATTTGATCCAAATTCGTAACCGCCCCAAAGCTGCTGTGTTGTACCGCCGCCGCTAAATTTTTGAGATACAAAGCCAAATGAAATTTCACCGATCTTTGATGACTTGCTTACCCGTGATCCATCAGCAATTCGACCGGCTGCATTGTTAGGCCGACCAGCAGCCGTGCTTTTAATCTTTGATTGCAGATAAGTGGCCAATCCATTGGAAACGCCTTTGGCCTGTGCAACAGCTTGCTCATCCATAGCTTTGAAAGCTCTGATGATGCCGCGCAAATCACTCTTGTCATAAGTGATTGCATCAGTTGCCATTGCGCTTCTCCAATATCTCAAATGCGGTTAAAACATCCTCAGCGGTTTGAAACTCCGATCGTGGCAATCCGGTCGATATTGCTAACTCCCAAAGGAGCCGATTTATGCTTCCGGATTGGTAGCTTTTGGGGTATCAGTCTCTCCCATGTTTATGTCGGTGACTGTTTCACACCACACATCAAATGCTTTGACTGGCTTGCCACCAGCTTCGCGCTTCATTGCGTGATATGCCAAAAACATCAGATCGGCAATGCCCAGCTTGTCTTGTACTTGCTGGATGGTGTTGCCTGTCTTTTGTTCCCACTTCATCCACTCCGGTGGGAGCGCGGTATATGTCGCGCTCTCCCCGGCCGTGTATTCAATTGTAATTGCTAGTTTCATTTTTGCTCCCGATTCTGTTTTTAGCTAAATGTTTCGGTTGGTGTTCCAACGACTGTCAATGTCCATGTGTCTGTCAATGCTCCTGGTGCTGCGCCACCTGCGGTTGGGAAAATTGGCAAAACATTGAAAGCAAAAACGGCACCTGATGCAGCTGTGAAAGAAACTCCGACAGTTGTGTTTGGTGCTGATTCAGCATTTGACCACATTGATTCAAATAATGATCCGACCGCTCCAGCTGGTGCGCCCCAATCTTGCAAAAGCTCGATTGTGAAAGTCCATTGTGTATCGATCGATTTGTAAGCGCGGCCATCGAGTGTTTGGTAGGTTTCGATGATCGTGTCACATGAAAGTGTGGCCGATGTTGTTTGTGCATCATAGTTTTTTGTGTCCAAGGTAAATGACACATCGCGGCCGGTAATGATTGTTGTTGGCATTTTTTTTCTCCTTTAATTGGTGTAGTAGGTGCTTACTTGTAAATCGGCCGTGAGGTACTTACCTGCACCGACTTCCAATGGTTGTGGTTGATTGACATTGCCGACTTCGTAGCCGGCTGGCATTGCGCCAATGATGCTGATCATCAATTGTTCAAGATTGTCCAAAGCTGCGGCATTGTTAAGATATGCAACTACGCCTGTGACTGTAAGATTGACTTTTACTCTCGTTTGAGCTTTTGCAATCAAAACGCTTTCTAAATATGGTGCATCGGGCACCAAACAAATCGATGGGCTTGTCATTGTTTCCGGGATGCCGTTGTACACATTTGCAGCAATGCCCGAAAGTGCTGTTTTTAATGGTGTGCGGATTGCGGATTCGATGCTCATTGGCACATCGTTTCGACATCAAGAAACGGGCCTAAGAGGCCAATGACTCTGTTGCTAAGACTGCGGCCGAGCACGAATGGTGACGGCTGAAAATTGTCTGACATAATCTGGTTGCCGGGAGCTGTAATGCTCTGAAAAATCTCAACCGCTACAACCAAAATTGCGTTTTCGATCGGTGGTGTGTTTGCGTACAAAGCCGCTGCCGATCCACCGCTTAATGTCGCTGTTGCCGCTGGAATAAACGGCAATGGATAGTCACGATCAGCGGCAGCTGTTGCAGCTGTAAAAGTGTAAGGCTCAATCCGATCATCGGTGACTATGTAGGTCGCGCTGTAAGCTCCGGCCCCGGTAACAACAACAGATTGACCCGGCACAAAGTAATTTGGCCGCATTGTGGTGAAATAAATGACGGAATCACTCACATTGGCAAAAGTCACCGATGATTGGTATTGCGTAAGTAAAGGCAAAACTGTTTGCTCAGCGGAATCTATAAAAGAATCCAGCTGCGCATCAGAATACAAAGAAACCGAGACACCAAGAATGGCTCTCAACTGTGCAGCTGTGACGATTGCTGGCATCTCGGTTCCTTTCGTGTCAGTAATGTTCGGGAGCGACCATTACCGATAGTGATTGATATTTATGGGAGGTTGTTAAATTGTGCACCATTTGGCACCTTGGCAGCTAGTGCGCCATAACCATAATAAAGAATATCGATGGTTCCATCGCTGTTGATGTTGGTGCGTAGCGTAAAGCGTGGTGACTCATACCATGTGTATGAATCTGGGTTTACAACTACCATTGAAGAATCGGCATCGGCTGTTGTTGTGCCAGCGTTACCAAATGAGCGTGAAACATAAAGGTTTAAGCCCGGTGAAACTACACCGCGCAAAGAATCGCCTCGGACATTTCCTGCCTGATTGCTAGGTTGTGCCGCATTGTATAGCGGTGTGCCATTGTCGTTGTATCCCATGATGTTTCCCCATTGTGTAGGTGAAACAATTAATGAGCGAGCAAATCCAAGTGATGCGCCATAAACAGCTGCGGCTGCCTTTGATGTGTATCCAAGGAATCCGGTTGCTGAATTTGCTGCCTGTGCTGTCGTGGTAGTGACTGCCGCTTGCATTGCTGCAAGTGCATATTCATCTGTTTCCTTTGCATAAGCAAATTCAAGATTTTGGAGCAAAGCTGTTAGGTACTCCGGACGGCTGCGGTCGATCAATTCGACTGTTGAAATTGCGCGGCCTTTGAAAGGCTGAACAGATACAGAAAGAAATGTTGCTGAAAGTGATGTGTCTGTAATTGCGCCATTCTCGGCAATTGCATCAACGCTGGGCACAGCGGTTACACGAGGCAACTCGAAGGTCATGCCTTCGGCAACCAATGTTTCGCGGCTGATGCCATCGATGCAACCACGATCAGCATTTGCAAGTGCATTGATCACCTGTGTGCTTTGTGGTGTTGGAACCATGCCGGGTGCTGTTGATGTTGTGTTGTCAGCTGCCTTCACATATTGGCGTGAATCCTCATCATGCAAAATTGTTGCCTTGAGGTAGTGCTCAAGGTATGAAACCTTGTTCACAATTGGTGATCGTGGTGCTGTGTAGTAAGCCGGGCGCGATGCCTGTACTGGTGCGGCGACTTCTGGAGCTGCTACCGGTTCAACGGCAGGAGCGACTGGTTCGGTAGTGTTGTCCACTTTGTCTCCTTCATTTGGGTTTGTTGTCTCTGTAACTGTTTCAGTTTCAGAATCTTCTGATGCGGCTACCTCTGAAACTCGTGCAGATCGCACGGCCGGTTCAGTAACCAAAGCGACAGCGGTGAGCTGCCCATTGAGCACCTTCATGGTGCCATCTTTTTGCATTTCGTAATTGTCCACAGCTAATTCAATTGAAAATCCATCGCGTAAGCCTTCCATTGCCTCAGTCAATGCATCTGTGCCGGCTGTGGTGTTGGCGATTTTAAATGTAGCCGTCATTTCCTTGTCGTTCACAGTCATCGCGATACTTTTTCCAATCCTGCGTGTATTGTCATGCTCAAGGTTGAGAAAAACATCTTGTGGCTGGATCGATCCGCGAGCAAATACAACTTTGCCGGTTGATGCGTTTGCGTGCTCATTAAAAGCAACGATGCGACCGCTGATTGTGCGCGAATCTGAATCAGCTGCCGTGATATGCATTGGTGTTGTTAGCTTCATGAGATCATGTCCTCCATTTGTCTAATTTCATCGGTGGTGATCGCGCCGATTTCAAATAAAATCTTGTAAATCTCTGCGCGCTCTTTTTCTGATCCGCGCAAGTAAGCCTTCAAATCAAATTCCACGCGCTGTGTTGATGGCGTAAAATCTGGCATGGATAACCTGCTGCTAATGCTATTCATCAGCGGCAAAAGCGAAAAGTCCAACAAAGTTTGACGCGCCGTTTGGGCGTTTGCATATGTCATGGATGATCCAGTCGGCGCATCAATAAAGTAAGCCGGAATTCCCACGGCTCTTGCTAATTCGGTTGCAATAATTTCGCGTGCGGCATTGAGGCCGATTTGCTCTGGAGAAAAACCAACTGTGGTCAGTTCAACATCAGCATTGAGAAACGCTGTGCCACGATTTCTGCGAGCTGCGCCCCATGCATCCAAAAGCTTTGCAATGCGATCAGCTGGCAATGCTGTGCCATTTGATTTCAAAACCATCGATGGCACCGGCTCTTTTGCGTACATTGCGGCAGCTCTTTCAAGCTCTGCTCCGGCACGGATTGTGCGACCAGCGCGATTCAATAAACCTTCATCGTTGCCGTAAAAGACCACGAGTGATCCAACACCGGACATTGGCACACGCGATCCATCGACTGTGTAATACTCAATTTGAGTGCCGATTGAGTTTAAGAAAACGCCAACACGATTTGGTGCAACGCGCCACATTTGGCGCACGCGGCCCGTATCGGCAAATAAATCAATAATCTGAAAATAACTAAACCCCGTAAAAAGTAAATCCTCACACGCCCAAACCCATGATGCTGCTCCTGGCACCCGTTTGTCCGGATCAGAAATCACAACAGGTTGATCAATAATTGCACCTGTATCTTTGTCGCGTGTGATCAAAGGAATTGTCGCGATTGAATTGCAAATCATGTTGCGTGCGCGAGCAATTGCTGGCACGGACATTGCTTCTTCGCGACTTACAATGTAATCGGCTCCACCAAATGGGAAAAATGCATCCAGCGTTGGAGCTGGCCCAATTTGTGCAGCTACATCAGCACCGCGGTCAATTGCCACGGCTTCAATGGTGCGTTTTCGATCAAATAATCCCATGCACCCATTTTCTCAAAATGTCAAGCATCAACCCACTAAAATGTCGATTTCTGTTTCTGGGCGTGTCGCAAAGTGTGTACAAAGTGCAGCGGCCACAGCTGCCGCCACGGCCGTACCGCTGGCACGCCTTCCAATAACCCAGCCGCCATCGCCTCTACGCAATTGAACAGCTGAAAGAATCTGCTCGGTCAGCTTTGATTGATTTCGATGTTTCAAACGCCCGGAATTGATTGCACCCAGTAATTCATCACACGCTTGAGGATAATCCGCATCCATGTCATGAATCGGGATACCGGCCGGCTGCATACGCGATGCAACGGCTCCGGATGTGCGCCTTGAATAAAGCAAATACTCGATTGGGTACTTTCGGCAATATGAGGCAGCATCATTGGCAATTGCTCGATCATCTAGCTGGATTGTGTTTTCCCATGTGTGCAACAGCTTCACGACAAATGATTCCGAGCCAAGCTTTTGGGCGGCTACCAATGCAGCATTTTTGCGATCCGGTGAAATATCAATTGCCATCCATGTGAGCTTATCCTCATCAAGGTCAATTGATTCATCGCCACACTCTTGCCACTCTTTGGCTCCCACAACGCTGGAAATTGTTTGAACCCATCTGTTCAATACCTCTGTCATAATCACATCCGGTGGATCATTGAAAACGGCTCGGATGTTGTCCGGGTGAATAGTGATGCCAAGACCCGGATTGGCAAAAGCGGCATTTTCCAGCGTAATTTCATCAGTTGGTGCAGACCACTCAAAATAGCCCACATCATCGCTTGCCCCACTAGCTGCGGCCAAACCTCTTTCGCGCAATTGATTCAAAACAATTGAGTGAGAATCACCGGCCGAGGAAAAACAATTGACCTGTGGATTTTTGGCAGCCATCAAGGTGTACCGCATTGCAGCAAATGTCTCCATGTCGTGCAGCTCTCGAATCTCATCCATGTGGATGCTTTCCGGCTTTGACAATCCACGGGCCGCCGATCCACCAGCTTTGATAATAAAGCGATTGCCTTTGAGTGTTTGGATTTCCTCGGCACCATGTTGCCAGCGGATCCGTTTTACCTGATTGGCCAAATCTGCGTTTTCCTCGATGATCTGCACAATGGCTCGAAATTGCTCCAGCGATGTGACAAGCCGGTGAGCTGTGGAAACCTGCAACGATTCATCCCAATGGAAAAGCCCCATCATGATTCGGGCCATCATGTAAGTGCTCTTTCCATTTTGGCGTGCAACTGTAGCAACGGAAATTGGATGGAGGTATCTGCCATCCGGCTTTACCTTAAGTGAATGTTCGGCCAACCACTTTTGCCACGGCATAAAACCGCCCGGGATGATTTGGTCAGCAAAATCAATCAATTCAAAGCCGCGTGATGGCAAATCATTGAGCGGTGAGTGGATTCGTGGAGCTGTTACCGGCAAAAAAACCGATTCCAGCCGATCTGAGACGATTGCAGCCGATGGTGTATCAACTATGACCTGATCATCACTAATCATGACTTATCGACTCATTTTGGGGTATAAACATCCCAT